GTTTCCTCAATGCTAAGTATAACACCCATTTTTATTAGTTTGGTATAATATCTTGCATTTGATGATACTCAAAATCTATAATAATCTTATTCCCGCCATAGGTACGGGCTGTTCCGAAGTCAATGATATCTCTGGCCTCTTCAAGTTGGTATACACGAAACTTGTGGAAAAAGAACTTATTTTGCATACCTTCTATCTGACCCTTGGATTTTGCCCAATCGTTAATCTCTTCTGCAGTCTCATCTTCACGGTCCATTAGACGAAGAACTTTTTCTTGAACCTGAACCATCTTCTCGGTAACATCGCTTTCTGTTGCATAAAAATAATACAAAAGTTGCTCTTGCTTTATATGTGGAAATGGTGATCTTCTCATACGAACAAGCCTATCCCATGTAGCCATAACTCCAGCATAGGCAAGCCTTTGTGGTTCAGTTGTGCTTTCTGGAGTAATTACAATCCAACTCTCAGTCAACTCATCAATTGATGCTGGGCGTGATGGGAAAAATGGAACCCCAATTCCTGTATCGAGTCCTATCTTTTCTTTTAGATATTCATTTACCCAGAGTACTGGTGTATTAAATACTGATGTTGATTCTGCCATTATCTCATAACCCCAGCCTCTGCAACCCACTTATAACCAGCACTTAGACCAACGCTTCTTCCGCCTTTTATGCCAGCAGATAGGTTTGCTTTATAACTTTTTGGTCTAGCAAAATATTCTCTAAGACCACTACTCTTTAAAAATGCTTGTGTAAAATAGTTTTTAAAAAAAGACTCAAATGTATTTTTAAACTGATTCTGAGTTATTCCACCAGGGTTGTCTACAGTTACTTGTTTCTTTGTGTATACAACATCACCATTATCTTCAAACCTTAAAACTTCACCATTCTTTGGTTTAATTGTAACACTTATTCCATTTTCCATAATAAATGCTTTTTCTCTAAATGGCTCTGTAGATCCACTCTTAACAGTAGATGATTGCTTAAAAGAAGAAATAAAAGAAATACCATTTTTATTTGCAACATATTCTATATCAAATAATCTAGCATTAGGACTTCCAGTTTGATACCATTCATATACGTGGTGTAATGCTTCTGGATTTACTCTTGCATTTGAGTCTATAAACTGTGATGCTAACTCTGACACATCTGAGCCTAGGCTAACTAAAAACTTTCTTTTACCATTCTGCATACCGTCTAAAAATCCTACAGAGTAATCTATTAGATTATTCATTTGCTTTTTAAATAATTTATTATCAAACCTAGTAGTAATCATATATCTACCGCCTGGTTTTCAGATCTACGAATAACTAAATTGTAATATTCAACATTTCCAAATGGGCCAGCAAACGGATCTTGTGTTGCTATTTCAAATATTGTAGACTTTCCAGAGCGTGGCCCAGATGTCTCTAGGTAGATTTCATTACAGTTTTTATCACGAATATTTGTTATGATTACATTTGTTATTGAATTTTTTGCTTCTTTGCTAGAAAGTCTAATATCTGTTTTGCATCTTCCAAGTAATAATTTTTCTTGCGTAATATTAATGTTTGGTGTTACTTCTTCTTTAAAAGCACTACCTGCTGGAGCAAATGAGCAAGCAATTGTACGATCTAATATCCAAGTTTTTTTAACATTTCCATAGGCACCCTGATCAACTATTGGATGGTAAACGTCTGCTTGCATAGGAAATGCGAAGTCTGGAGTTTCGCATATAACCATTATAAAACTCCTGGCTTAGTTATTGTCTTAACGTACTTATCTAAAATTCTATCAACAATCATATTACCAGTGCCAGCCATCATGCTCTTATCGAACTGTATTCTAAACTGATCTGTATTATATGCAGAAATATATCTGGTGTAATAATCTAACTTTCCACACTTTATATCTTCAATAAGCATTTTTGTTGCCACTTCTACATCTGCTGGAACTGCACGATATCCAACATCTAAAATAAATGTATAGTCAAAGCCTCTTGGAAAATCTGTTGGAGAGTAAGCAACATAACCTAAATCTCCATGCGCTGTAGATATCTTAGTTAAATCATTTTCTCTTCTGTTTCTCTCTTGGCCAACAGTTGCTGTTTCAACTTTATAAATCGCAGAATTATCTAATAAAACCTTATACTCAAATTCATAGTCTTCTGGATTATCTATGTCATATACTAAGATATCATTTTCATAAACTTTTAAAACTCTATTAAAATCATGCCATATTGGGAAATAATCTGCACCATTTCCAGTTGTATTTATAACTAACTTATGATTATAAAAACCATCGCCAACATATGTATCAATTATAGATCTTGCTATAAGTTCGTACATCTTATATTCATTAATTGCCGTGGCTGTATCTGCCATATCTAAAGGATTTATGTATGGTCTAATTACTGATAAGTTGCTTTCATAAAGAATATGTTCGTGCTCTGTATCATAAAATCTAATTAAAAAGTCACGATCAAACTGTACCTTTTCAAGTGGTAACTCATAAATTAATTTACCATTTGCATTAGAAAAAATATTTGATTCTTCGACTGAGTGATCCACCAAATCCTCGACATACACAATATACTCGTAATTTGCGATAGGCAAATCCCATGTTGTGACTAGAGGATAAGGTGGAACTCTCAATACTTCCATTTATCGACCAAACTCCTTGGCGACTTCTTCTGGTGTAGCAAGTCTAATGTGACTGCGTTCTAACCACTTTTCAGCCTGCTGTGGTGTGACAATATTATATCCACGATATACCTTGCCAACTCCAGGCAAACTTACATTCTTTGTAGAATGAAGAGCAACTGTTTTGTTAACTTTCTTTTCAACAGATGTCTCTGCATCTCTATTTTGACGGGGAACTTCTGTGACCCCAATCACACCATTTACGATAGAACCAACAGCCTGCTCTGTATCATTTGCTGGCTTGCTGAAATAGTTTGTAGTAATAACATCAGAAGATTCTGATACCTCAGAAACTGATACCTGAATATTATTTTCAGCAGCAATTTCTTCTACTTTGGTTTCAACTACTGGTTCTGCTACAACTGGTGTATCAATAGTGGATTGTTCAACAGTAGTATTTTCTACTGGAGAACTATTTTCATTATTTAAATTATTTTCTTCCATTATTTTACCTCCTGTGACTATTATAACAGAATACTAAAGATAAGAGGGGGAGGAGATCAACCCCTGCCCCCTCTCAAAAGGTACTGTTTACAGATTATGCATCTGCAGCAGCATCGGCCCAGACGATTGCATCTTCTTCTTCCCATTGAATACCAAAACGAACGAAGACGGTATACTCAATTGTATCCTTCTTTGCCTTGTATTCACGGTTTACAACGATGTCTCTCTGGAAGCCCCATACACGGTTCTGAGGGAATGTCAAATCGACATATCCATCTGGATAGTAAGGAACTTCTTGTACGTCAATTCCGAGAACACGTGTTGTACGTGCTCCACCGAATGTCTGACCATTTCCATCAAG